AGTTCTCAAAGTAGAACTGTGCTGTGTGGTGTGCTGATTGCTGCCTAGACGGTGTGTCACTTGTAATGGCCGACGTGAATACGTTGGTGTTGCTGGTCGTTGGTATCTGCACGTTGATGCTTGGGTTAAACTTTGGATAGTGTCCGTCACGTAGCTCAATTTCCCCGCGCACACCGTAGTTATCGTCTGCGTAAAGAACTTGCTCTGAACCGTATGGATCGGTTATGCTCAGGCTATACTTGTAGCGTGGGTTAGATAGGTCGATCAAATCAAAGTCAGATAACGTAGCAGTAATCACGCCAACGTTAGCGTCGACTGCCGTCATTGCTTTGCTCACTACAACCGAGCTCTCATCGTCGGATAGCATATTAAAGGTTAGGTCCCAGTCAGTGACGTTAACTGGTTTCTGGTCGCTGTTTTTAACGGTAAAACGAATAACGTTATCAACCCCTTTGTAAAGTTTAACAGTTCTCGTGTACAAGATTCGGTTCCTTAAGGTTAGTGTTGGGTCGATGTTAAATTGAACCTCGACTTCATTTGGATAATAGTAGGCATTAACGGTTTGCATTGTAATATTTATCCAGAATAATACAAACGGAAAATCAAAACATAAATAATGCTGTGACCAGTGCTTACTTACCTCTAATAGAAAAACATCCTTTTTTAACATACCTCGTTCATAGCGGCAATGACTACGTAGGCGTAATTCAGAACGTCGATGATACGATTACAACTATCTATGACTTTAGTGTCCTCAAATCAACAGACGAGAAGAAGATATTCTTAGAACTGGCTGAATCTTGGTGGTGGGAAAGCAACAGGATCATACCTATCAACGTGTTCCTAAAACAAGAATGGGTTATGTTCAGACCAACGCTTAAAACGTTTAACTCAAAAGACGTTGAGATTAAGTGCGGACCTTGCGTTAGCTTAAAAGAGATGGCACTCAGTAGATCTAAGCGCAGATCGATTACGTTAGTTCGCAGGATACTTTAACAGCAGCATAGTAAGAGTCTGGTCGTCGCATTCTACGTATTCAATAACGTTAGTAGGCCCGGTTGAAACTACGTCTATGCTCCATTCGTCACGCAGCCATTGGTAAAACTTGTCGTCATACAAATACATGCCCGCCTCTTTCTTTAATTCTCGCAGAATGTGCGACCAAGAGACAGGGACATACCAGCCGCGCGCACCGGGTATCGGGTTAGTCAGGTAGTGTCTCATTGAGAAGATTCATGTTTACTACAACTAAGTGTGAATAGGCACAGGCGTGCGCTTGTTTAAATGCGTAACTTCCATCAGTTGGTTTCTCCCAAATCGTCTTAGCTACCTCTGACCAAGATTTTCCTATTAGGTGCTTCTTGCTGGGACGAATCATCGCAATGAACATCATTAAGCGAGGAATGCTATCAATGACATCAGGTAAGCTAGAAATAACATCGAAGTAATTACCGATGTGTATTAACTTCTCGCAGAACTCTTGCTCGTATAACTTCTCCCACGGCGGTTCAGTTGTCATTAAATGAACGAGATGCTCTTCCGACTTTACTTGCTCATATACAGATACGTTGAGCACATCGACTTTAAAGTATCCGCGTTCTTCAGCTTCCTTATAGTCCAAGGTTGATCGCAGATTATGATCGTGCGGGATTTCTGTAAAGTACACGCCAGATGCGTGATTAGTTAGCTTTCCATCGTTTCGCAGTATGCTTGCGGAATAGTGTTTGAAAGGTGCTAACGCTATCTCGCGAGATGCTACGTCAATGTCGATGTCACTGTTAAACTTTGTCATTATTTATGATAACATAGCTGATGAAGAATATCAAAATTTCTGGCAGAATAGATAAATAGTAGTGCGGGTCGCGATACTGATAATATCCACCCACTCTAATCGCTTATAGGAGCAACCAGCATGTCTATTTATAGTATCTACAGAATAACTAATCTTTTAACGAATAAAGTATATATCGGGTTTACTTCCGATCCAGAGCAACGATGGGCAAAACATTGTTCGTGCAGTAAAAGGAAATCTTCTAAACTATTATACAACTCTATTCGCAAACACGGATTAGAAAATTTTACATTTGACATTATATACCAGTCTCGAGATTTAACGCATACTAAAAATATTATGGAGAATTATTTTATCAACGAATATAATTCTTATGTTGGACATAAAAATTCCAATGGTTATAATATGACCTTAGGCGGAGACGGAGGAGACACCTCGTCTAGCCCAAAATATAAATCAGGAATAATAAGAAGAGGCAATAGTGACTGGAGGTTAAAGTGTAGCATAAGTAAGCTCGGTAGAAATTTAAGGCCACAAACAAAAGAACATATACAAAACCGAGTTCTTTCTCGGTCCGGAAAACCTAACATAAAAAGACTAACTAAAGAGCAATGCGTAAACATGGCGCGGGATGGAGACACAAATGGACATGCTAAACAATGGTGCTTTATGTCTCCATTTAATGAGAAATTTATCATCCAAGGACAATTTCAGCAATTCTGTAAAGAGCACGACTTAGAATATTCCGGAATGAAGAAAATAGCAAAAGGCGGCCAAGCTAAGAAAGGCAAAAACTTAGGATGGTCTGTATTTGAATTATAAATTTGCCTCTAAACACACCTCCTTTATATACTCGGCGTCTGCTACATAATCAGTAAATTTCTTCCCCCAGTAAACAGGATCTATAAAACGATAGGTTAAACTTACTTGTTCTTCATTTAACGCTTCAATAAAAGCCACGCCCGAAGAACTAAGGTAGATGATCCAAGGGCTAATGCGACCATTTACTACCATGTTACACACTTTGTTTGCTGCGCCTTCGCGGAAGATGTTGTTAAAGCTCTTACCGTTCTCATCTGCCCAGCGTTGCATTTCCATAAACGATCGCTCTAACGCAACCGTAGGATGCTCTTTCCGTAGCTGTTCATAAAGGTACTCGTCGTAGAAAGCCTCTTTTGTCCATTGGTCGAGCTTCTTGTTGTTCTTTAGCAAAGAGTTCGTAAAGCCAACTGGATCAATTGCTCGTATCTGAACAAGGTATTGCCCATACTTTACAAACGCTGAATAATACGGCGATTCAACAAAATCACCATACGTCTTTGTCTTGCTGCTACCTTGTGTCATTGTGTAGAATTGTAGGTACGAGTTAAAGCCGAGTCGAACACCGGCTTCGTTCTCTTGCTGCCAGCGGCGACGAGGTTCACAGAGGTGGGCAGAAAGTGTACTTTCTTTTCGGAACTCTTTCTGACAATATTTACAGGTTGCCACTTAGTTTTTAACCCAACTCTTTTTTAATCTGTTCCTTCGTCCATCCAAGTTCTTCAGCTAACTTCTTTACATCTTTTGCGTCGTTTAACGAAGCCAACAGGTCTACATCGCTTTCCTTCATGTCAGGATATAAGGTAGCTAAAAATTTTTCAACTTTGGCTGTTGTTCCGCCTTCTTTCTTCTTCATACCAAGCCACGGATGATACTGCTTACCCATCCCCGGTGATATCGTAGTTGCTGCTAACCAGTTCAGTTTGTCGTGCTTAGTTTTATTGATGTCAAAGTAGTGTTTGTTTAGCCGCAAGTTAGTAGACTGTAGGTAATACTCTTGTAAGTCTGCGGAGCCTTGAACCGATGCTCCCCAGCGTATCATCAAGTATGAACTAAACTTTTTCTTTTCTTCGTCAGACAGATTATCGTAGAACTCACGATCCTTTCTGTCCAAAGCTAACATTTCATTGGCGATATCAAGCTTACTCATCACTCGTCCTTCATTACCGTCGGCTTCTAAGAAAGGTAAAAAATACACATAGATCCAGTAACTGGTCGTCGTTATATGGCATAATGTCTACCAGCACTTCCCGTAATCTACAATCTCACTTTGTCGGCTAATGTCTTTAACAAAGTACGCACAAAGAGGTTTACTCCCATGTTCAGTTAACGGTACTGCTAACATTTGTCCTGGCTTCAGCTTTGGGAAATACCATTTAACATCTTGGTAGATGTCGATTACTTCAACTGGATAAAACACAGGGCTAAATCCTGTAAGTGGATTAAAACAAAACACCTTAAATCCCCTGTCATTCACACTCGTCAGCGGCACAACCTCAAGGTCACCTAAGTCCGGCTCTCCGATTAGAATCTGCCAGTCAATAGGCATGCGGATTACTTCGTCGCCTATACGCAATACAAGAGCAGGACTGTTAAAGCTCTCAAGGAAAATAAGCGGAATGTAAAAGTAGTCTGGCTCTTTCGGATTGCTGTTGTCAAGTACGCAGAAGCGTAAGTCATCTACCTCATCTGGTATCTCGTTCATTTCGTGCGCTTTGTTGTCAAGCGTAAGTATTCTCATTTGGTTCCTTTAGTGACTGGTTCCCATTCTACCTTTTCGATTGTGTAAGGATAGTTGGCTTCTGTATAAAACTGTTTGCGTTTTGTTAAATGTCTCTTGGCAAATTTACAAGTCGAAGTGACGTCGTATATATCAACGAAGTCTTTGTCTTCTGCTTTACGAATACCCCGACCAATGCTTTGGATAACCCGTACGAAAGACTTACCAGGCTCAATAAGCACAAGGTTAAAAATGCGAGGCACGTTGATGCCAACAGCAGCGATACCATACGTACATACAGTGACGCCGTTGTCATTAGTTGCGATACTGTCATACTGGTCCTTTCGTTTATCTGACTTAGTTGCCCCACTTAGGAAGACCGCTCCAGGAATACAGTTGACCAAGGCTTTACCTGGATCAACTCGGTCAATGAGGACTAAGGTGTTTCCTGTTGTGCTAATTTGCTGAATCAGCTTTGCCATGTAATAAAGGCGACCTTCTGTTTCCAACAGATACTTTAGCTCGTCCGGATACTTCTTAAACTCTGCGTAATCGATCATCTGTACAATATTGACATGACAGTTCGACAAGATACCTTTGTCCTGTAGCTCGCTTGCTCTAACTGTTCCTACTACTTCACCCACTGATACTCTCAGCGAATACTTCTCAAAGTCTTCTTTCGGGATAGTTCCAGTAATACCTAAACGAATAGGAATGCGAGACATAGGACCTGTCATCATACCGAGCAAAGCATCAGCTTTAAGCCCGTGGCACTCGTCAATCATTACGCATACAACACCGTCAATGAATTCGCTGAATGGTACCTGTGCTTCTCCTGATTTAGTTTTCTTAAACATAGAGTTCAAGCTTTGCCAAGTACAAATAGTGTGCGTCTTATCGTATTCTTTTCGTGTGCCAAAGAATACACCAACATCTAACCCCATGTTTATGTAATCGGCTTCGGTCTGAAGAACTAAGTCTTTACTCGGAACGACTACAACTGTGCGACCATAAGGCTCGAACTTGTGGCTAAGAACTGCTGTTAGGATCGTTTTACCGAAGCCAGTTGCCAGGCACTGAATGCTTTGCGTATTGTTTAGGAAGATGTTTATTGCTTCGACTTGGTCGTCGCGCAGCTCAATTGGTTGTCCGGCGAACCGGTGTCCTTCTGGCCATTTAATATGCGAGTAACTATCTTCTGCTACTTCGACGAACTCAAACTGTGAACCGTAATCTCGCAAATCCTCAAGTTCGATGTTGTAACCTTCGCTATCAAGGATCGGCAAGATTTCCGGCAAGAGATTGATGTAGGTTTGCAGTGAAAGAGAACAAAAAGATTTTTTCCCGTCCCAGCGGCCCAATTTTACAGCTGGCGTATATCTAGCTCCGGGTATCTCAAACTTAAACTTGTTAGATAACTTTTTTCTAACAGCAAGGTCTACCCCTGTGATCTGACAATTTGTCTCTGACTCAATGATAATCTTACACGTTGCCATAATATCCTAAAAGTAAATGAAACGAGATAAATAATAGTGTCGATCGCGATACTGGACATATCCACCGACTCTAACGCTTTCAAGGAGCAATCAGCATGATATTTATCACTAACAAATACACTATATGGTATAATAGCATCATAGCCAATGCTAAAGCAAGAACTTTGGTAGATGAATATACCGAACGACATCATATTATTCCTAAATCTTTAGGTGGCGATAATTCAAAAGAGAACTTGGTCAAACTTACTGCTCGTGAACACTTTATTTGCCATTGGCTACTTATTAAAATGATTTCAAATAAGGTCTTACTACATAAAATGCAGTTTGCGTTAAATTCGTTTAGACGAACAAGTAAAAATCAACACCGACATATTCTTTCTTCAAGACAATATGAAACAGTTCGGAAACAAGTCTCGATCGCTCGCAGTCAATCTCAATTAGGAAACACGTTTGCATTAGGATTTAAGCAGTCACCGGAAACTATAGCTAAACGTGTTGCTAAGGTCACCGGAATGAAAAAGAAGAAGTGGAGTGCCGGACAGTGTAAACGTCTAAGTGACGCCACTAA